CTACTCACGACTGATGAAATGTACAAACAGAGCATGGCCCATAGCATGCATGAACCTCGTACTCAAAAAGAACTATGTTGCTAGAATGGTAGAAAAAGTTGAACAGATAGGCCACAGAGAAATAGCTGTACTCAACTCTCCATTCCGAATAGGAATGTATCTGATAGAACAGCAGGCAAGAGCCATAAGACATCATGAGAAAAACAGGGGAGTCACCACGAATTTAATAGAGGAGAAAGACAAGGACACCATTGCTGGTAACATGTACAAGCAATATGAATCAAGATCCAGAGACCCATCGACAAAGGTGTTTTATGACAATGCTGATGCTTCAACATGGGGTCCCTCGATGCTCAGCTATTGTTTATATGCCGTCTTGACCATGCGAACATGCGATATGTCTATAAATGAGTTGAACAGAGAGATGCTCAGACAGCTGGGAAGAAAGATATTCAAGTATCCTGATGTGCTGTACAGTACAATATCTGAAAATGAAGACAGGATAAAAGAGATTTTCACTGAGATGGGGATGGAAATGGACAGAAATTGCGTTACAAAATCACAATCTATCATGACTTCCATGATCGGAGGGAATGATGAAGGATGCTTTGAAAAGCAATATCTAAATGCTTCGTTTGGAATGTTTCAAGGTGTTGGAGGTAACACGTCCAGCATTCTGCATTCCGATTGTATAAACTTGTCGAATGATGTCATAGAAGGTACACTTTCAGACTACGAGATGTCAGCTTCAGGAATCTGCACATCTGATGATTCCAACAGAGCTTTCTCCTATGTATCTGAAGAAAAGGATGTCTATAGAGTTGTTAACACTGTACTGATGACCATTGTAGTGTTCATGAATGACTATGGTATTAAGAGGAACATGTACAAGAGTGTTTTTACTGGCCTGGTCCATGAATTCAACTCTGTGTTCAGGTCAAACAAGAGCACAGTTGACCCCGACATAAAGACCCGCTTGGCATTCATCGATTATCCCCACACTTATGATCCTTATCAGATATCTCTTTATCCCTCTAGCCAGGCACAAGAATACCTCAGAAAAAATGGGTCAGTAGTAGGAGCATTTTGGATACAAGCCATCCTAACACTGCATGCACTCAAGTCCAACGGAATGCTGGATCTCTATCGATTAAAGCGGGACAGGATGTTTGAGGTACCTCTTGAGATAGGAGGAATTCTTAGAATAGACCCGCTATTTTCATCAACCACTTCTTCACATGGGCACATGCTGGAAAACTACAAGATAGATGATAGTTTCATGTCCTCCGTAGATCTTCTCATGCTCACAGACAAGGCCAGCTCCTTCAAGATTCTTTTAGATCTCAATTTTGATGAAGACAAAGCTGAACTAAAGAAAATGAAGAGTGAAATTCCTAGCATGAGCAAGTCAGCAATTGTGAATCTCTGCAAAAGAGAAGAAAAGACAAAAAGAATGATGAGAGAAGAAATAATGTCAGTTGATCATGAAGAATTTTTGCCAATTCAGTTCCCTGGGTCGTCAGCCACTTTCATACATGGAGTGCTCTCATCCTTTAAAAGAGAAGAGTCTCAATCAGAAAGAGATCAAACTTGGCAGCGTGTGAGTTACCCACAGGCTCCTCCAGATGCAAATGTTTTCAGGCTCAACTCTGAATTCTGGGAATTTATGTTCGGAAGTAAAGAAGTGTCCAGAAATGATCTAAAAAAAATGTGTGTTTCATGGATTGAGTTTAAGAAAAATCTGAGTTACATCGAAAACGAGAAGAGCTACACAATCTCAGTTCGGGGCAGAGAGTTTGATGTTCCAAAAAAAATATGTTTAAGGGCGCATGGGTCCCATGTTGATTCTGAATACAATCTCTATAGAGCAGAGCTTCAGACTCTCAAGCCAAAATCAATATTCCATTTGGCCAGAAACAATTCTCCAGAGATATTAGAAGGAATCTATGTGCAGCCAGATGTATGTAGGGCTCTGATAGAAGATTTCCAAGAAGAATGGATGCCAAGGGTGTTCGGAGGCTTTAGCTCAGTTCATCCTGTTGAGTTTCTGGAATCAGAAAAGATGTTTGTGGAGAAAATGAGAAAGATACAAGCACGGAAGTCTGTTTTCCAGATGACACTTTTTGAAATGGATAGAGACAACCTCATGTTCATAAAGCTTCTCAAATCGAACTTCCTTGAGGGAACCAGGCTTACTTTTGAGAATGCCCCTCGAATGATGCCGTCATCCACAATGGTATTCAGAACATTTATGGAAAAATGCACCCCTAGACTGAGTCCAGAAATAGTTACTCACACTGGAACAGGCATATTTCACAATGTGTTTGACAATCCCATGGTGGAAGCACTCAAAAGGAGTAGAAATCCCACAGACATTCTGAAGCGGATAGCAGGGTTTGACATAAGCGACTTGCTAGACATGCACTGGGGCACAGAAAAGGGTAAGCTTGCAAAAAAGAGGACCACTTCAGACATGATCAACAGACTTTTTGAAATTCAGGAAAAGGTTCACGACATACAGAGGGCTAGGGGACTCAGGACCAGTAACATATTAAAGTTCAGGGCAAAAAAAAGCCGGCTTGGACGACAGTCTAGAACCTACATCGATCATTCTGACAACAGACTGAAACACAGGTTCATCAAGGACTCTTTGGCAGCATCAGTTGGAGCCAGTGAGGTGGTTTTGTCAACGTTTTACCAAACTCCCAAAGGCACAGAAAGGAAGAGATTTGTTCACTACATTTCAGAATGGGACAGGGCTGGACACGAGAGGATGCCTGTGGTGGACGGTGAAGACAAGTACATATTCACTGATATCGATACTGACAGAGAATACATGTGCAGGATAGTTAGTATTGGCGGAGTGTTGATGCTGTCATTGGATTCTGACTACGATGAAGAACACATACTGACAATATTGTCTGATGACCCAGCTATTAAGACCAACATGTACCTGATAGAAACAAGTAGGGACTGTTTAATGAACCTAGAAGAGAGTAAAGCATTCTTCAGAGACACAAGTCATCATGAAATGGACATGGAGGATATAGTGGGGTCATTCCTAGAAGAGGAAAATGTCAACATAGACTACACTGATGATCCTGATCCAGACATGTCAAGGAAAGTCATGGAGTATGACAATGGCGAGATCAGCCAACTAATGTTCAATGTTCCAGATGACCTCGATGATATATTCCCTGACGATGAAGATGACCTTTTCAATGACTTTTCAGAAATAATACATCGTGAAGTTAACAACACCAAAGAATATAGAAAGGAGCTTGAATATTTTGAAGAGATAGAGGAACCGCTGAGCGTCAGCACTTCTACATGTTCATCCATATCTAGAGCTCAGATATCAATACTAACGTCTCGGGGCGAACTAGAGACCTTGACCCTTGAAGCTATGAAGCTGAAGCTAGGACTTCAGGGCATAATCACTAAAAGATACTTCCTGATCACCTCCATGTTGGAATTAGACCCAGATATAGTAACGACAGAATTCGAAAAAAAGATTGGTACAGTAAGAATAATAAAAGACAGTGATGAACAGTCGGCCTTCTCACGAATAACTGCATCTCTTAACCAACTAGATTCCTTCAACCAGACCAGAAGCAGGTCTATACTGCGTCATCTTATAAAGTCTTCAGACATATGGCCAGCCATTAAGAGGACGATGGATCTTTCTGACAAAGAGTCTGAAGCACATGAGTCATTCAGTCCCATACATAGCCTTGCCAGTATATCCACCCCATCCAAAAGTCCAGGAGAAAATGAAGAAATAGATTCTGCACCTCAAGACAGGAATGTCAGAATACGAGAAATGCTCAGAAAACAAGATGAGGAGGAGGCAGCGAGGATAAAAATGATGGAAAATCAGCGACAGAAAGAAAGAGAGCAAAGGATGATAGAAAATGAGAGATGGCGGATAAGAAATCTAGAATTTGAAGCCAAAAAGGAGATGCAGAAGAAGGAGGATCTGATGAGACGAACTTGTGATCTGCCAAAGCCCAAAGAAAAGGAGGAGTTTGTTGGTAGTCTGCTCAAGAAGAAGCCCAAGAAACTGATTGCTGGGATTGAAGTCGAAGCTCCAGTAATAGACAGGTCGTCCTTCATCAAGACAAAGACCAGGAAGAACCGAGACATAGAGATTCCGAAGCCTAAGCCCAGAGTTGACACTCGCCAACCCAGAAACACAACTCAGGTACCCATAAACCCTGTATTCAGTCACGTCGAAAATGCTGAAATGAAGAGGGCAGCTCAGTCTGTGGATGTTATCAGACTAAATTTGCCAGCACCAAAGACGGACATGGGTTTAATGGCCGAATCTTTTATTAAAAAACATGGAAAGACTAAGGATGTGTCCTCCATCTTTAGACAGTATTGCAGAGATGAGCTCAAATACAGCAACAACGACATGAAGTTACTTTTTAGGAACAGTGGTTTATATCAAGAGAAAATGTTGGATTTCTTCTACAAAGAATGTGGCTACAACATTCTGCAGATGAAAGCTCGCAAAGGAGATGCTATATGCATCAGAATATGCGACTGGTTTGGTTATAAATACTAAGCTGGTGTTGCACACGAC